AGATATCGTAAACGAAGCAATTGTTTCAGATCTTGATGACTCACCTGTTGAAATTGAGTTATCAAATCTTCCTGCATCTGATAAGTTAAAAGATATTATCAGACAGGAATTTAAAACTATCAAAAACATGATGAATTTTGATAGGAAAGCACATGAAATATTCAGAAATTGGTATATTGATGGAAGAGTATTTTATCATAAGGTAATTGATTTAAAATCACCACAAGAAGGAATTCAAGATATTAGATATGTTGATCCTTTAAAAATTAGATTAGTTAGAAAGCAAGAAAAGACTGGTTCCAATAATCAATCTCCATTTGATGTAGCAAGAAGTGGAAGAAATCCTGGAGATCCAGAAAACTATAAAGCACCTGAGATTGAAGAGTATTACATTTATGATCCAAACACTGGATCAAAAGGTAGCGGACTAATCCCAAACAAAGACACAAAAGGTGCAGTTAAGATTGCAAAAGACTCGATCACATATGTAACTTCTGGTCTGGTTGATCGCAATAAGCAAACAGTCTTATCTTATTTGCACAAAGCTGTCAAAGCACTTAACCAATTAAGAATGGTTGAGGATTCCCTGGTTATCTACAGATTATCCAGAGCGCCAGAGCGTAGAATTTTCTACATTGACGTTGGCAATCTTCCAAAAGTCAAGGCAGAACAATATCTGCGTGACGTAATGAATCGTTATCGTAACAAACTTGTCTACAATGCGGACACCGGAGAAATCCGTGATGACCGTAAGTACATGGCAATGTTGGAAGATTTCTGGTTGCCTCGTCGTGAAGGTGGTAGAGGAACTGAGATTTCTACACTGCCTGGTGGACAAAACCTTGGAGAATTGACTGACGTTGATTATTTCCAGACCAAACTTTATAAAGCACTGAATGTTCCTTCCAGTAGACTTGATAGTGCTGGTGGTTTTAACCTTGGTCGTTCCTCTGAGATTCTGCGTGATGAACTGAAGTTCACTAAGTTTGTTGGTAGACTGCGTAAGAGATTCTCTGGAATATTCAACGATATGTTGAAGACTCAGTTAATTCTGAAGAATATTATCACAATTGATGATTGGTCAGAACTAGAAGATCACATTCAGTATGATTACCTTTATGATAATCACTTCTCAGATCTCAAAGAAACTGAATTGCTAACTGAGCAACTTAGTGTCATCGCTTCAATGGAACCATACATGGGTAAATATTTCTCTGCACAATATGTGAGAAGTAAAATCCTGAAGCAGACTGAAACTGAAATGAAAGAAATGGATAAGCAGATCAAGAAAGAGATTGCCGATGGTATTATTGCTGATCCAAATACTCCTATTGATCCAGGAACAGGACTACCTGTTGATCAAGTTGCCGGTGGCGGTGACCTTGGAGCACCAATAAATGAACCAGATTTAGAAAAACAGGGTAAGGCAACTGAAGCACCGGAAGGTGGCGAAATATAAATAAATAATAGTTCTTATAATTTTTTGATTTAAAATGGATGATTTAATGGATATGCTTGTTTCAGGTGAAAGTTCTCCTGCTGAAGTAAGTGATAAGATCAAAGAGATTTTATACACCAAAGCTTCAGATAAAGTTGATTCTGTGAAACCACAAATTGCTGGAAGCATCTTCGGAGACGAAGAACCAAATGAAGTGGTTGATGAAGTAGAGTCCGAAGAGGACGAAGAAGAAGAAACTCAAACTGGAGACGAAGAATGAGCCTTAGAACGTTATTAATCGGAACAGGAAATGAGGTTGCTCTTAATACAGCAACTAATTTGAGCAACGCTACTGTTGTTAGAGTTGTTAATCTTTCTGGTGGCGATGCAACAGTAAGCATCGCTAAGAGTAGCACTGGTGGTTATATTAGCACTGCTACTGTAACTCTACCAGATGATCGTGTTGAATTTTTTGAAAAAGGTGGACAAGATATTATTTCTGCATCATCAGCAAACGTAAAAGGTATGAAAGTAGGATTCACCGGGTAAACAAATGAAACTAATCAGAGAAGAAGTTGAAAACGTAGAAGTTATCACCGAAGGTAAAGGTTCTGCGAAAAGAATGTACATCGAAGGAACTTTCCTTCAGGGTGACATCAAGAACCGTAATGGTCGTATGTATCCTATTTCAACTCTTGCAAAAGAGGTTGGTAGATACAACGAAGCATATACCAATAAAGGTAGAGCACTTGGTGAACTTGGTCATCCCGATGGACCAACCATCAACCTCGATCGTGTATCACACAAGATTGTGAAACTTGAGCAAAGAGGTTCAAATATCTACGGTAAGGCACAACTCCTGAGTACCCCAATGGGCAAAATTGCATCTTCACTTCTTGATGAAGGTGTAAAACTTGGAGTTTCTTCTCGTGGTGTTGGTTCATTAAAAATGAACAATGAGGGTATTAATGTTGTTGGTGAAGACTTTATGTTAGCAACTGCTGCTGACATTGTTGCCGACCCTTCTGCTCCTGATGCTTTTGTTGACGGAATCATGGAAGGAAAAGAATGGGTATGGGAAGGTGGAATTCTTCGTGAGAGATTCTGCAACGATACCAGAAAGAGAATAAATACTCTTGTTGATCAGAAAGCCCTTGAGGAGCACAAACTCCAATTATGGGGTGATTTTCTATCAAATCTTTAAATTATAAATAAATATAGTTTTAATACTTAAGGTTACGGAGAGTTCAAATGTCCAGTGGCAAAAATTTACAAGAAATGGAAGTAGGCACTGCTCAATCCAAGACAGCCGTTAATGCTAACGCCTCTGCCCCTATGGGTGCAGAAAAGAGTGCAACTCCTGTTGCAACTCCTGGTCAAGCTTCGGTTGAAGATCTTGGTGGTCCTACCCCAGAAAACTACAAGTCTGATGACGATTCAGCAAAACTTAAAACACCCGGCGCTACTCTGAAGCAAGTAAGAGATATTGTCAACAAGGGTGCTAAACCTGCAGAAGCCATGCCAAAAATGGCAGGTGGTGCAGTTAAGGAGGAAGAAGAGTCTGAAGTTTCTGACGATCAAGAAATTGTTTCTGAAGAAGAAGTTACAGAAGAGGAAGAACTCCGTAACGAAGTAGAAAACGAGCTTTCAGAGGATTCTGAAGAAGAAGTTGCTGAAGAAGTTGTAGAGATCGACATCGATGCTGATGTTGCTGCTCTTCTCCAGGGCGAAGACCTCTCTGAGGAATTCCAAGAGAAAGCAAAAGTAATCTTTGAAACTGCAATCAACGCAAAGCTTGCTACCATCCGTGAGGAAATTGAAGCATCTTATGCGACTGCAATCGAAGAGCAAGTTGCTGAATTTAAGAGTGAACTCACTGAAAGAGTTGATTCTTATCTTGAGTATGTATCCGATGAGTGGATGTCTGAGAATCAACTCTCAGTCGAAGAAGGACTCAAGTCTGAAATGTCTGAGTCATTCCTCTCTGGTATGAAGCAACTTTTTGAAGAACATTATGTATCAATCCCTGAAGAGAAATATGATGTACTTGAGAGCATGGTAAATAAACTTGATGAAATGGAAGGAAAACTCAATGAGCAGATCGACAGAAATGTTGCTCTGAATAAGAGACTGGCAGAATCCGTTACCGATGGAATTCTCAGTGATGTTTCTGAAGGACTTGCAGTCACTCAGAAAGAAAAACTTGCCTCTCTTGCCGAAAGTGTTGAGTTTGAAAGTGAAACCGAATACCGTGAGAAACTGGTAACTTTGAGAGAAGCATACTTCCCTTCAAAGCCCGCTAGTGCTCAACACAGAGATTCTTCTGAATACATGGCAGAAGAAGCAACCATGAACCAGGAAATTTCTGGTTATATGGGTAGTTATCTTACTGCTCTTCAAAGAGTCACTAAAAAGTAAGTTTTACATTATAACATAAACCCTAACACTTTTTTAAAAGAGGTAAATTCAAATGCAAATGTTCAATGCTGAGCATCTGCAGGAGAAGTGGGCACCATTACTCGATTATGACGGCGCTGATAAAATCACCGACTCACATCGTAGAATGGTTACCGCAGTTCTCCTGGAGAACCAAGAAAAGTTCCTTGCAGAGGAGCAGTCATTCCTTTCCGAAGCCCCAACCAACGCTGCTAACGCTGCAGGCGCATCTGGTGGATTCGGTGGCGAAGCAACCCGTAGTGGCCCAGTTGCAGGATTC